GGCTTTGAACAGCACTAAAGAAGCCCTTTATAACGCTTCAAGCCGTAACAACCTTGAAGATATTATGCGTATTTTGATCCCGTTCGGTGTTGCCTACCGTGAAGTCACAGGAACATACCTGCGTTTGCTTGCTGAGGACCCGACCCGTATCCGTAAAGCACAACTCATTTACTCCGGTGCAGAAAACTTTGACCCTGATAACGACGGGCAAGGGTTCTTCTATAAAGACCCGACAACTGGTGAGAACGTGTTTAACTTCCCATTCTCAGGGGAACTGACCAAACTGTTGACAGGTGTTGAAGCCCCGCTACAGGGCGGTGTAAAGCGTCTGTCGCTCGGTCTGCAGGTTATTCCGTCGCTTGGTCCAGTAGGGCAGATCGCAGCGTCAGAGCTGATCCCTGACTCACCGAAGTTTGATGACGTGGTTGGTGTCTTGTTGCCGTATGGTCGAGGATCATTTAACGCGATGCCTTCGTGGGCTGGCAAGATTCGCTCAGCTTTGCGCGACGATCCATCAAAGTTGGAGTCAATCTACGCCAACACCTACATTGACACCCTGCGAGCATTGTCCACTTCAGGTGACTATGACCTGGATGATGAGCAGTCAAAAGCGAACTTGATGGCTGACGCTAAATCCAAAGCAAAGATATTGACAGCGTTGCGTGGTTTTGCACAGTTCGTCGGCCCTACCGCACCATCACTTGAATATGTGGTGAAAACCAAATCAGGTGATGTGTATGCGTCTGCGATGGTTCAAGAGTTTTATCGTTTGCAGAACGAAAACTATGACACCGCTGTACCGAGGTTTATTGAACTGTTCGGTGATGACGCGCTGCTGTATCTGTCGTCTAAGAGTAAGTCTGTTGCCGGTGGGCTAGAGGCAAGTGAACAGTTCGGTGATTGGGAGCGGGACAACGAAAACTTGTTGGAGCAGTTCCCTGCCACAGCAGGCTATCTCGCCCCAGGTGGCGATGACTTCTCGTTTGAGGTGTGGGATCGACAACTCCGCAAGGGTCGCCGTGAACGGCTATCTGATACAGAGATCATCAAGCAAGCCCAATACCGTATGGGTGCATCTATTTACCGTTCGTATCGCACACAGGTTGGGGCGTATCCAACGGCAGAGCAACGTGCATGGTTGGGTAACGTGCGTAAGGAAATCAACAGAAGGTATGCAGGTTTCCCTGTGACCCCTGTGTTCACGGTTGGTGAGTTTGAGTCCAAGTTGGCTGAGATGCGTACTTTGATTGAGTTGCCACAGTTGGAGAACAATGGTGTTGCTAAATCTATTTCAACCTATTTGGATTACCGCGATAAGGCTGTTCAACAGTATGTGGCAAGTGGCGGCAAGGAGGGTGGTTTTGATACTGCGAAGAAAGCAGAACCTCTCCGTGACTACCTTGTTAGTATTGGTCAAGCACTAATCCAACAGAACCCTGACTTCGCAAGAGTTTGGGATCGTGAACTTTCATCTGAGGTTGACAAATGAGCGATACAGGTATCCAACAGGAAATAGCTAGTGCTGTTGGTGCTGGACCAGGTGTGATTGGTACTGCTAAAGGCCCGCGTGAAATCGCTACTCCACCCTCAGAACAGTTTGGCGCATATCAGCAAGCTGAACCCGATGCCTTCCAATATGTGCAACAGGCTGGTGGGATGGGTACACGTTCCCGTACAGGTGGTGGTTCACCAATCCAGTCAGGTGCGATGTCCAAGTTGTTGTATTACGGGCAGAACCTCGTAAACGAACAAGGTCAGATTGAACGCAAACCTTATGATGCCCCGAAAGAGGCGTATGCGGAGTTGGCAAAACTGAACCCGTTGGATCGTGCTGCTTTGCAAACAGAGTTGTATCAACGTAATTTTTATCGTGGCAAAACCCGACCATCAACCACAGGTTTTAATCCTGCTGACATTGATGCGATGAAAGAACTGTTGCTGACTAGTAACGAGTACGGGTACAACTGGAAAACTTCTTTGAACTTTGTGCGTCAAGATTATCCTGGTTCTGGTGGTGGTCGTAAAGCCCCATCAAAGATGGATACCCGCAAGTCTTTGGATGAGAAAGCGGTTGAGGCTTTGGGACGAAAGTTCACTGATGCTGAGGTTGAGTCTTTGATTCAGCAGGTTCAACAGAAATCTATTGCCGGTGAGTCAGGTTCGCTTGCAACTATTAGTGAGAACGTGGTTGCTGGTGCTGCGACTGGTGAACAGCAGGCATACAGGTTTGCTCAGGTTGCCGATCTATTTAATCAAATGTTAAGGACTGCGTAATGGCTGAACAGGATTACTCTAAATTAGATTTGATCGCTTTAGACAAGGCTATCTCTGATTTGACAGAGCAGAAAAATGAGATCAATAAAAACCTTGAACGTGGATACGCTTTCATGTATGTCGGGGGCAGTCGAAAAAGAGTAGAAATACCACAGTTCTCCCCTCAGTACGAATCTTTTATCAGCCAAACGAAGCAGTTGGATCAGGAAATCAATACTGCCCTGACTTTTGCTAGGAACGCAGCATCCTCTTATACCCCACCTGTTGGCCCATCTAACAAGACTTCTCGTAAAGAACAGTCTCTAGCAAACAAGTATGTAAATGCAAAAGTATCTGTTGGTCCTCCCGCTCCTACTGGTCGTCCTGCGAAACCAGCAACAGTCCAAGAAGTGATAACTTCAGCAACGACTGGTTCAACGGCAACTGCTGGTACGGAAACAAACGCACCTGTCACCCCAACCGTCACCCCAAGTACAGCCCCTACTGGAGCCACGGTCACAACAACTAAAGGCAAGACAACCCCTAAGACCCCTGTAGCAGTTCAGCAAAACTGGATTGACGCGCTACAAAAGTTCTTCCCGTCATACTCTGATGACTGGTTGGCTTCTAACGCTGAAACATATTTCGGTAAAGACCTTATTGATCTGATGATTAGGGTGTCTGACCCTAAAGGTGTTTATGACCTCACCACATCGGCAGGGTTGGAGCGAATCCAGCAGGAAATCCGTGGAACGAACTACTGGCAGACAACTATTTCTGCAACCAAAAACTTTGACCAACTCATTGACGCAGATAAACAGAACCTAATCACCCAAACAAAGTCCCGTATTGCGAACACGTATGGTGACATCGGTTTGACTGAAGATACTTTGAGCCAGGTCGCTGCGACTGTTGCCCGAACTGGTCTTACTGGATTAGGTGAAAAGCAGGCTGTCTATAACGCTGTGTTCAAGACTGGCGCACCACAAATCCAAGCAGGTCGAGCATTGAGCGGTGTTGACGCTGACCGCATCAAGCAACTTGGTAAAGCGTATAACTTCAATGTGACTGACAGCCAAGTTCAATCCATCCTCACCGGTACACCTGAAGCGTCTACTGGTTTGGTGTTGACTGAGGAAGGTTTGCGTCAACGCTTGCAGAAGTATGTGAAGGGTGCGATGCCACAGATCGCAGATCAGATTGATGCTGGTTTGACTTTGGAAGATATTGGTGGGAACTACCGTCGTTATGCTGCACAGTTATTGGAGCGTTCTGAGGATGAGATTGATATGTTCTCAGGTCCGTATCTAAAGGCGTTTGGCACGAAGGAATCTGGTCAGTTGTCTTTGAGTGATTGGATTTCTACGGTTAAGACTGATCCTACTTTTGGTTGGCAGTACACGAAAACGGCTAATCAGCAGGCTACGGATATTGGTTTGACTTTGGCTAGAGCATTTGGAAAGGTGGGCTGATGAGTGACATTTTCGGTATTCAGGAGCGGATGGCAAATTTCCCTGAAGCTGTATCTGCTGCTTCGCAACGCCTGCAAACACAACCAGCACCCGATTTCACGCAGATAGTTAACGATGCGTACGCCCCTAAGTACGCAAACTACTTTGGTGGTTTAGGAACTGGCGGCCCTGATGGTGGTACTGCTGGCGGTGGTGCGACTGGTGGAGAAGGCGCAACAGTTGTAGACACCTATTTTGAGGGAAGTGGAAGTAGCCGTATGCGGATTACCGTATTTAGTAACGGCTACACCAAACGTGTTGCTGCGCCTGATGAAGAAATGGAAGCAGAAACCAAGCGTCGCAAACAGGATGCCCGCACCACAATGGCTTCAGTTCTTGCCACCTACGGTTTAGGCGATTTGGCTGACTTTGTTTACACCGAAATCATCGCAAAAGAAACCGTCAACATCAACAACCCTGATGCAATCATTTTCGCTATCCGTGAACAGCCAACATATAAAAAGCGTTTTGCTGGTAACGCTGCGCGTTTGAAAAAGGGCTTGTCTGAACTTGACCCTGGCTCATATATTTCTTTGGAAAACCAGTATCGTGAAACCTTGCGAGCCAACGGTTTGCCAGCCAACTTCTACGACCAGTCTGAGGACTTCCAAGCCCTGATCGAAGGTGATGTTTCTAACGCTGAGCTGAACGAGCGTGTCCAGCAGGGTTATCGTGCTGTCGCTGACGCTGATCCAGCAGTTAAAGAACAGATGCGAAACCTGTATGGTGTCACCGAAGGACAGTTGGCTGCATACTTCCTTGACCCACAGCGCACAGCCCCACTACTCACCCGTCAGGCACAGGCCGCCAACATCGCAGCCCGTGGACTAGAGCAGGGTGGTATTCAGTTGTCAGGTCAGTTTGCTGAGGACTTGGCTCGACGAGGTATTACTGAACAGCAGGCTCGCGCAGGGTTCGCTGAAGTCGGTGCTTTAGGCGAACTAAAGCAGACTTTCGCTGGTGAGACTGCACTATCGAGCGAGCAACTGGCTGGTGCTGCGTTCGGGCTTGATGTCGCCGCGCAACAAGAGTTGGAGCGTAAACGTCGCCTTCGTACTGGTGAGTTTGCTGGTGGCGGATCATTTGCTCGGACAACTGGTGAAACATCAGGCTCTATTTCTACTTCGGTGGGTAAAGCGCAATAGCATACTTGACACTGTCAAGCAAGGTGTGTGTATACTGTTGTTGTTCGGTTACGGACACCATTGGAAACCCCCCGATTTCAATGTGCAAAAGGGGTGAGACTTGCAGCCATTCGGGAACCTCCATCCGAGTGTGGGCAGAAGGAGTGGGTCATGTCAGATGCAAACTACGAGTTTGAGGATGATGCAGTACAAGACCAGCAGCAATCGAAGGACCCTGTGCGAGCGCACTTGCGGAAACTTGAAGCCGAGAATAAGGCTTTACGTGAGCAGGCAGCATCAGCAGAGGCAGCCCGACGAGAACTTAACTTCGTGAAAGCGGGCATGGACCCGAACGATCCGAAGTACAAGTATTTCGTTAAAGGCTACGACGGTGAATTAACACCGGAGGCGATTCGACAAGCGGCAGAAGAAGCAAGTCTCATACCTAGTCAGAACAAGGAAGTGGTTGCTGAACAGCAGTCATGGAATCGGGTGGCACAGGCAGCGCGAGCTGGGCAGACAAGCGAACCTCCTGTCGATTACGCTCAGCGTATTGGACAAGCAAAATCCGCGGACGAAGTGATGCAACTTTTGGCCCAGGCGAGAGCCGAAGCAGAAAAATACTAATCACTCCCCATTGGATTCACGTTCTTTGGGGCTACCCCTAAAGGAAAAGACAAATGTCTTATACCCAGCAAAGTTCGGTTGATACCGACCAGGCAGCGTATGATCGTTTGGCGTATTTCGCCCTACGTTCAGAAATGTTGTTCGATCAGGCAGCCGATGTTCAACCAACCAACCAGTCAATGCCAGGTTCTTCGGTAATCTTCACGATTTTCGCAGACCTCGCAGAAGCAACCAGCACACTTGCTGAAACCACCGACGTTACACCTGTAGCGATGAGTGACACGCAAGTGACTGTAACCCTTGCCGAATACGGCAACACAATCAACACCACCGCAAAACTCCGTGGAACTTCGTTCTTGGACGTTGATGCAGCAGCAGCGAACCTTATCGGTTACAACGCTGGTGACTCAATCGACAAGGTTGTTCGCGACGTGCTTGCTGGCGGTGACAACGTAGCCTACGGCGGCGGCGGATCATCTGATCCAACGGGCCGTACTTCGGTTGCTGCTGAGGACATCATTGAAGCCAACGACATCCGTAAGCAGACTGCTGCTTTGCGTGGTGCAAACGTTGCAACGTTCAATGGTTACTACATGGGTTACATCCATCCTGACGTGTCGTACGACCTTCGTCGTGAAACCGGCAACGCATCATGGAACGCACCTCACGTAAACGTGGACACCATGAACATCTACAACGGCGAAATCGGAACCTTTGAATCAGTACGATTCATTGAAACCCCTCGCGCAAAGGTGTTCACCAACGCATCAAACGGAACCAGCACAACTGGAACGATTGACGTGTATTGCACACACATCATGGGTCGTCAGGCTTTGGCTAAGGCTTACAGCCAGGTTGACGGAAATGGTGTTGTACCGAAGGTCGTTCGCGGCCCAGTGGTTGACTCGCTCATGCGTTTCAATCCAATCGGTTGGTACTGGCTCGGTGGCTATGGCCGCTTCCGCGAAGCTTCGTTGCGTCGCATTGAGTCATCATCCAGCATTGGTGCAAACGCAGCCTAATTAGTTAGGTTCGTTTAATCCTCCACAAGATGTGGGGTAGCCGAGTCCCCTCGCTCGGTTGCCCCACTTTTTGTATTTGGTATAGTCTTTTCAACGAAAGGTTTATATGTCGATTTCTAACTATGCGGAACTAGCAC